AGTTTAATAGAGCACTAACAGAAGATGGTTCTTCAACAAGCACTTTTATAACACCACAAGGATACTATCCAAATGTCTAAATTTGCAACAGGTAAATACGCAAAAGCAATATCAGATAGAAGTGGTTTAGCTTTTCCTTATCAAGAAATGGTAAGAGAATGGAATGGATCTTTTGTTCACAAAAGTGAATACGAAGACAAAGCTCCACAAGTTCAACCAACTCCACACAAAGGCGATGCACAAGCTTTAAGAAACGTCAGAACAGATAGAGATGAAAGTGCAGTTCCACAGCTACTAGGTATTAATCCTTTCACAACTGGTTCCGCTAGTTCTAGCACGATAACAGTAACAGAAAGAAATCACGGCAGGTCATCAGGTGAAACTGTTAGATTTAGGTCTGTAGATACTTTTGATGGTATTACAAAAACTAATATGGAAAATTCATCTGGATACTCTATAACTAAAGTAGATAGTGATACATACACTTTCAGTGTATCGACAGATACGGCTACAACTGGTAATATTAGAGGGGGAGGCAGAGTTGCCACGGCAGGTCCGGCAACTGTAAGTAATTAATATGTCATTTACATTAGCAACATTAAGAACAGCGATTAGAGATTACACAGAGGTTAGTGACTCTGTTTTAACAGACAGTTTGGTAAATAGATTTGTGCAAAATGCAGAAAACAGAATATTTAAAACTGTGGATTCAGATGACAAAAAGTTTTACGCTACATCAGAAACGACCTCTGGAAACAGATACATTACCGTGCCTACGGGAACTAGAATTATTAGATATATTCAGGTTACAGATGATAGCACATCTGACCAGGTTTACTTAAAACAGGTTGATTCTTCTTTTATAGCTACTTATCACCCTGATCCTGACAACTCTGATGATCATGCCATACCTAAATATTTTGCTCACTGGGACAATGACAACTGGGTGGTGGCTCCAACTCCAGATAAAGCATACACTTTGACTATGGCGTACGAGAAACAACCAACTACTTTGACTTTATCAGATTCTGCCACAACCGAGATATCTACCAAACAACCTGAATTGTTATTGTATGCGTGTCTAGTGGAGGCCTTTAAATTCTTGAAAGGTCCTGATAATATGATACAACTATACGAAACCTCCTATCAGGAGGCACTTCAAACGTTTGCGGCTGAACAACAAGGTCGAAGACGCAGGGACGAATATAGAGATGGTGTCGTTCGTCTACCAATACAATCACCAACACCGTAATAAGAGGAGAAAATATATGGCAAATGTTATACCTACATCTTTTAAGACAGAACTCTTGTCTGGCACACATAATTTTGCAAGTGGTGGTAATAGTTTTAAGTTAGCGTTATACACAGATATATCTGGTCTAACTGCATCTACTACAGCTTTTACAACTACCAACCAAGTTAGTTCTTCTGGCACAAATTATACATCTGGAGGCAACACCTTATCTAGTCAGGCTGTTTCATCAGATAGTACAACTGCTACAGTTGATTTTGCAGATCTTACTTTTTCATCTGTGACTTTATCTGCTGTAGGTGCTATGATTTACAACGATACTAACAGTGATAAAATTTGTGTTGTTTTAGATTTTGGTGGCACGAAGACTGCAACTAACGGAGATTTCGTTGTGCAGTTTCCTGCAGCTGACGCTAGTAATGCTATTATTAGACTTGCATAAGGATACATAATGGCACTAGTCTTAAACGATAGAGTTAGAGAAATTACAACTACAACCG